TATCAGATGCGTTTGAATGACTTGTATGATTTTACATCTACACAGTTCTACCATTACTATATGATTCAGCAACACTTAGGTACAATTGATTTCTTATTAGAAGGAATCAAACCTACTCGTTATGTTGCTACTCAAGATAGATTATATCTTGACATGGATTGGGGAGCAGATGTATTACTAGATTCTTATTTTGTTATTAAATGTTGGAGAGCATTGGATCCTACTACATGGACAGAGATCTATGACAACATGTGGGTCAAGGATTATACTGCTGCTAAGATTAAGAAGCAGTGGGGTCAGAATATGACTAAATTCCAAAACGTCCAGATGCCAGGTGGTGTCACGTTAAATGGAGAAATGATATACAATGATGCAGTCCAAGAGTTAAAAGATTTGGATGAGCAACTACGCCAGGAGTGGGAAACTCCACCACTAGACATGATAGGATAACATGGCTACTAACACTTATTTTACTCAGGGTACAACAGGTGAGCAAGACTTACAACAGAGTCTTGTTGATGAGCAGATTAAGATGTTCGGTAGGAATGTTTATTACATACCTCGGACTTTAGTAAAAGAAGACACAGTGTTTGGTGAAGATACTATGTCAAAGTTTGATGGTGCGTATGAAATAGAAGCTTACATTGAAGACAATACAGGATTCCGTGGTGACGGTGATATGTTTACTAAGTTTGGTGTGCAGATAGCAGACCAATGTACCTTTGTTATATCACGTACTAGGTTTACTGCTGCCGTTGATGACAACGCAACCTTAATAGTGGAGGGTAGACCAAATGAAGGAGATCTCGTATACTTCCCGATGGCAAATAAGATCTTTGAGATCCAGTTTGTCGAGTATGAAGTACCATTTTTCACGTTGGGTAAACAGTATACTTGGGGATTACGATGTGAACTCTTCACCTACAGTGATGAAGACTTCGACACAGGAATCACAGCAGTTGATGCAATTGAGGTCAACTATGCCAATGCAATAAGTCTTAATGTTGCTGAAGGTGGTAGTGGAGACTTTGTTGCTGAAGAGATTGTTACAGGTGGTAACTCTAATGTAACTGCTACAGTTAAGTCTTGGAATAGTGCCACACGTCAGTTGGTGGTGTATAATAGATCTGGTATCTTTAGTATACCTGAGACTATTACAGGAGACACATCTAGTGCTGCATGGACTTCTGCTACATATAATACACTAAATAATCAAAACACAGACTCTGAGGCCAACTGGCAAATTGAAACTCAGGCTGATAATATCATTGACTTCACTGAGGGTAATCCCTTTGGTGAATTTGGAAATAAAGGAAGTAGTATCTAATGTTAGGAACTTATTCATATCACGAAATTATCAAGAAGACAGTAGTCGGTTTTGGTACGTTGTTCAATAATATTGAATTGCGTCGTGTGGCATCTGGGAAGACAGAGGTGATGAAGGTGCCTTTGGCATATGGTCCTCGTCAGAAATTCTTAGAGCGTCTACGTTCTGTTGGTCTCAATAAGACTTCCACGCAGATTACTCTTCCAAGAATATCCTTTGAGATACAAGGATTTAATTATGATGCCACTAGGAAAGTATCTCCTACACAGTACATCAGAAACACACAAGCTGATGGTAAGGAGTTTAAATCCTTTATGCCAGTACCATATAATTTGAATTTTGAATTGGCAATCATGGCAAAGAATCAAGACGATGGTCTTCAGATTCTTGAGCAGATATTACCTTTCTTCCAACCAAGTTTTAATATTACATTAAACCTTGTGCCCACAATGGATGAGAAGAGAGACTATCCAGTCACATTAACCTCAATAAATTATGAAGATGTATATGAGGGTGACTATGACACTCGTAGGACATTAGTTTATACGTTACAATTTGTTGCTAAGACTTACTTATACGGTCCTGTCCAAGACAAGTCTGGTGAGATTATCAAGAAGGCAATTGTTGACTACGCTGCTGATACTAAGAATGCACCTAACGCACCGAGAGAGGTCAGGTACTCAGTACAACCTGATCCTATCACTGCTGATGCAGATGATAACTTCGGATTTAATGAACTAACGAGTGAGTTTGTTGACTCTAAACAATGGAACCCAGTAACAGGACAAGATGAAGAAGTTTGATGGGATCGAAGAAGCTCTGGACGTTGAGACATCTATTGTTCCTAAAAAGGAGCATAAGATGGAAGTTGTACCAGCGACGACTACGGAGCAACTCAAGAAAGACTATGACTACACGAGGGCAAATCTCTACTCGCTTATTGAAAAAGGTCAGGAAGCGGTGGACGGTATCCTCGAAGTGGCTCAGAGCAGTGATCAACCAAGGGCGTACGAAGTAGCAGGCCAAATGATCAAGCACGTCGGTGATGTTGCTGATAAACTTGCTGACCTTCACAAAAAAGTTAATGAGATAGAGAATCCAAAAGGGTCTTCATCTGATAAACAAGTCACCAACAACACCATGTTTGTTGGTAGCACAGCAGAACTTGCTAAATTTCTAAAACAAAAGCAAGATAAATAACATAGTAGGAACGTTTAAGTCATGTCAGTAATTAATGTATTAGATACCCAAACAATAAGTGCTAGTGGCACAGGGTATGTCACCGTAAAATCTGGAGTGCTCAGAGTATACTCTGCTAGTGCATCTTCGATACAAGTTGACGGTGGTCCTGCTATAACTCTTGCAGCTGCAACACCTGAGTTAATCTCATGTGGTAAAGCGAAGTCTGCAACAATAGAAGCAGCAACTGATGCTAATCCTACGGTACTCACTATCACAGGTGGTGCTGGACAGAGACATAACTTCGCTGCTAATGACTATATTTCTACTGCTAATGGTGGTGACACTGCATTCGTTGCAGCATTTGTTTCTGCTGCAAGTGGTGGCAAGAAAGTCGCATCCATAACTGATTCTACTATTACTACTGACCTTGACGCTTCTGGTGCATCTGCTGACTATGCACTAGCAACTGCTAAGATCTCTGCTGGTACAAGACCTGTTGTACAACGTGCAATTAAATTAACTGCTGGTAGTGCTGATGTGGTTGTAGAGCAAGTACAAGTTGTTGGAGGCTAAGATGACCGACGTTAACGAAGCAAAAGTTGATAAAGGTCGTAGTGACTACGGTAAAGCATCTATAAGAAATTATAGAAGGTCTGGACCTGGACATGGTGAACCAGCAATGTTTGACCCTGAAAATAAAAGGGGTAAGACAATTGACAAACGTAGAGAAGAGCACAAGGAAAGAAGAGGTAAGAAAGGTGCGAAGGTACCTGCATACAAGGTAGAAGGTACAGCTTACGGTCTCTATAAAGGAGATGGTAAGGTAAAATTCAAACTTACCAAACCCAAAGACAAGAAGAAGAAAGAGAAGATTGAAGAGGAGGGTTATGATCGCATGCGAGATGACCGTCTCGTAAAGTATGGTATAGGACATGATGGTTCTGACCGTAAGTCAACCCCTAGTAAACGTACACCTGACAATAAAAAGGTCAAAGGTAAAACTGTTTACCAAAAGCAAGCTGAGAAAGAGCATGGTAAAGGTGTTACCGCACTTGATATTGTTAAGAAAAACATTGAAAAGAAACATGGCAAAGGAGCTATTATGAGTACAAAAAAAGAGGAAACTCTCCACGAGATATCTGCTGATACTCTTAGTGCAGCATCTAAAGCCGCTGACAAAGATAGAGGTAAGAAAGCAGTAGCAGGAGACAAAGAAGGTGCTAAGAAAAGAGTCAAGCAAGCATCTAAATTCTATGCAGCTGCGGCTTCTAAGAGAAAGAAGGAGAATGCTTCTGAGGAGTACACTGTAACTAATGCTGACAAGAAAGGTAACACACCTGCATGGAAAGGTTACAAGTCAGGTAAGAAGAATGCTAAGACTGGCAAACCTCTATACAAGGCTGCTGACCATGTGAAGGAAGAAACACCTTTGATGTCATTTAAAACATTCATGGCAGAGGGTAACCCTACTACTAGGATGTTAACTAAATCCAAGACTCAAACCACTGGAAACATTAGTGCTGACAGGGGTACAGACGCAAAAAAGAATCGTGAGTCCCGCAAGGGGCTCGAAAAAGACCTAAAGAAAAAAGGAATAGGATATAAGAAAGGAGTCGGTGAGTATAAATATGATTCAGGTGAGAAAGGACGTGAAGTTTCATACCAAACCTCACCAGGTAAAGGCATGAGTAAGCGTCGCTTTGGTAAAGTGATGAGAAGACTAGGCAGAAAGCATGGTCAAGAAAGTGTTATAACTAAAGATAAGAATAAGCCAGCACGTTTACACGACACTGAGTCTAAGAAGACAAAACCTTCTGTTAACTTGGGTAAGTCTAAACCAGGTAAGCACCCTAGTTCACAAGGGGAGACTTCTGGCACTAAGGTTAGATCAGGTAAACTGTCTAAGAAATCAAACAAACCAAGTTACCATTATGGCTAGTCCAGGATTCACACGTACGGTATGTATCCACTGTGGTTTAAAAGCACCGCAGGGACATAAGCGTCCGTACGATTACATTGAAAAGCACGAGGCTCTTTGTCCAAAGAACCCAAAATTAACTGAATAAATTATGCCACCATTACACATGAGAGAACAATTATTACGAGCAGTCTTAGCACATGCTCAAGGTGAAATTGAAAAGCACAAGGTGAACGTTAATGTTTACTTAGAACATCCTGTAGGTATTGGAGAGCATTCTGATATCACTGAAGCAATTCAAGGTGAGTTGGATAAGATTGCTAGATACCAAGATCAAGTAGAAGTTATAAACAAATATTTTAGAGCACCGTCGCAAGTACTTAAAGAGTGAAGGATAAGAAGGCAGCAAAGAAATTAATTAAGGCAGCAAAGAAACACCCTGATTGGTACACACCACAGGAAATCTACTATGCAAAGCAGGTGAGGAAAGCAATAAAAAACGAGGAAAAACAGAGCAAAAAAGTATAAATACTTACATACTTGGGATTGAAAGATCATGCCCCAGAAGACATATACCGTGGGTTACCACGACGCAACACAAAAGCATTACGAGATTTGTGAGTATGCAGTAGACGCATACGAAGCAATAGAACATAGCAAAGAGGATGTCCCTGCATTAAGGGAGCATCCTCATTTTATTGACTACTGTACCATGGGAATGGAACTATGAGTAGGATCACTAAAAACAAACATGAGATAATGTGGTGGATGAGTCGCCTCACCATCATGGGATCATCTTTAAGTCTATCATTCTGGTTAGCAGCCCAAGCATACGCATAGATAGTATACTATGTGATTTATTATGACCGACCTATGGGAGGGTTATAGGGAAGCAGTCTTTGACATTTTCCCTGACCTGATGTTTGAGAAACGACATGCAACTTGGGAGAATAAGAAAGGTACTAAGTTAACTGCTGACTTATACAGTGGTAAGTACTTCCTCAAGTCTAGGCATGTAGATATATGGGATGGGAAGCATCTTAATATTCATAACAATATAATATATCCCAAGACACCACAGATAGGGGATGAGATAATCCCTTGCTTTGGTATGGACTTGATGGGATTTAGTGAGAAGAAAGTTATAATAGTATTTGATTTCCAAC